CGGCTTTTCTGAACACAACGCAGTACATACGCGACGATCCAAGCTTTTACCTTGCAATCGTGGGGCGGGATCTCGAAACGGCGTTCGCGTGGTTTCGCTCTGCCGAAGCCGTCGTCAATCAGGTTTTACCACCGTGGCTTCAAGTTGAAGCTTATCGGCTTTGGCTTAAGGACGTGCTACACAAAACGCTATGCACATGCGGGGATAATCATACCGATGAACGCTTAGAAGCGCACCTAGGCGACATAGGGCTTATGTGGCGCGAAGATATACCTTACTTCAGGACGCAAGGTATACTAAAACTGGAAGTCGGGCCGGATGAAAGCCACCTTCAGGAATACTTGATCATTCTTACACATAGGTATAAGGGGCACTCTATCTATCACGGATTACAGCCCGCTTTACGAATGATGCGCGATATACACCCGCTGGGCGATCTCTATGTTACAGCCCATACACACAAACCATGGTATATGTCGGGCGCTTTCTATCCTGAAGCCCGCGACGCCGGGAAAGAACGACAACACTTCCTTGTAACGGGAACGTTCAAAGTCGGGAGTCGCGATCTGTACTCTCAAAGGAACTTCGGCGGATCTGGCGTTCTGGGCGTGCCCGTCGTGAAGTTTTGGCCTAACGAATATAGACTTCAGTACTATGAAAGTCCGTATATGGCGATTGCTTAAGGCGCTGGGCGTCGTTCTGCTATGCGTTTTTAGCGCTGTATGCTGTTTTTTCTGGACTGTGGTCTTTTTGTACTACGTTGGGCACAATTGCCCGTTTTGAGCGATTTTATGAATATTTCGCTATAAATTCGACGAACCTTTTAAGGATTTGAGGGGAAACATGGCAGATCTTGAAATAGTTTTGTTAAAAGGTGAAAAACAACCGTACGAATCGACGCGGGCGATCTTGGCCTGTAATGCGTTTTTACGCCTAGGTCCAGGTCGAACGGTACCCAAACTATTGAAAACCTTCGAAGAGATTCAAGCGAACGGCGGCGGCGATCCGCCGACGAAGTCGATCGGGACGCTGGGACAATGGCAAAGTAGGTTCAATTGGGCACAACGCGCGGCGGCGTACGATGCCAGTTTCGAAGAACAGCGCGACGAAGCGTTCGAAGACGCTTTCAAGGATGGGCTTTCGGTACCATACAAGCGGATCGAAGAACTTACCGCAATCTTCGAAGACATTGCGCCGCATATTATGACGCCTTTACTAGACAACGACGGGAAACCGATACTTCACCCAGAAAGCGGGGATCCCCTTATGCTGGTCGACACGCGCGTCGTCGCACAGGTCCGCGGCGTACTCGATGACATAGCACAGGAAACGGGCGGACGTGTAAAGAAGATCGCGCCGACGACGCCAGACGGAAAGAAACCCCTTCCAGTCACTGGCTTGAACTACTTCGCGGCGAAACCAGATCCAGAAGGGTAAAATGTGGAATCGTTCTATAGACGAAACGCAAACAACGAACTTGACATACACTTGCACGCCGGGCAAGCGCGCGCGTTTGAGTCGAAGAAGCGCTTCGTCGTCGTTCTCGCGGGCACCCAGTCAGGAAAGACGTCTTTCGGTCCGTTCTGGTTACACCGTGAAATATTGGAACGTGGCGCGGGCGACTATATGGTCGTCGCACCGACTTACAAGATCCTCTCTAAGAAAGCACTCCCAGAATTCAAACGCCTATTTGAAGACATGCTTCAGTTGGGCACCTACAAAACACAGAAAGCCGTCTTCGAATTTTCCGAAGACGGTTGTCGGCGAACTTTTGGCGACGACTGGGCGAATGAAAAAATACCTACAAACGTCCACTTCGGGCACGCACAGGATCCCGACTCTTTGGAATCAGCGACGGCGAAGGCGGCATGGCTTGACGAAGCCGGTCAAAATAAATTCAAACTGGGAAGCTGGGAAGCGATACTTCGCCGACTCTCTCTTTCTATGGGGCGCGTACTTATCACCACGACGCCGTATAACTTGGGTTGGCTTAAACAGAAGCTGTATGATCCATGGAAAGCGGGCACCGATGACACGATCGACGTCGTCAATTTTCGGAGTATTGATAATCCCCTTTTTCCGCGCGAAGAGTTTGAACGGGCACGCAGGACGTTACCGGGCTGGAAGTTTCGCATGTTCTATCTGGGCTTATTCGATCGCCCGGCTGGGCTTATTTACGATTGCTTTAAGGATGAATTCAGAGACGGATCTATTCACACCTGCCCACGGTTTAACATCCCCAAGCACTGGAAGCGATACGTCGGCGTCGACTTCGGCGGCGTCAACACGGCGGCGAACTTTTACGCAAGGGATCCAAAAAGTGGTGTATACTACTTATACAAGGTTTATTTCGCGGGGAAGCGAACGGCGGCGGAACACGCCGAAGCTATGCTTAAGGGCGAACCGGGGCTTCCAGCGATCGCCGTCGGCGGATCGAAGAGCGAAGGACAATGGAGGCGCGAATTCCGCGCGGGCGGGCTTCCCTTACGTCGCCCGGCTATCAGTAGCATAGACGTCGGGATCGATCGGGTTTATGGCGCGCACAAAACAGATCGGATCATGGTATTCGATGACCTGGACGTCTATCTTGACGAAAAGCTTACGTATTCTAGGGTATTGGATGATAACGGAGAACCAACGGAGAAGATCGCCGACGCTAACAGTTTCCACGTAATGGATGCGGAAAGATATATCATGGGCTTTTTGATGCGTCCAGAAAAGAAGAAAGAGAAGCCTAAACCGCAAGGTCCACGATCTGGGGATCAGCGATACAAAAGAAGCTTAAGGGGTAAACTATGAACGAAGACAAAAAGAAGCCAACGATCACAGTAAAGCGCACACCTGAAGGTCAAACGACGGCAGAGAACCCGCGTATAACGGCACCCAACACATTATACACGCGCTGGTCATGGTCTGTTTTGATGGGGAACCCATACGATCGATATGGGGAACTGGTTACACCCAGCCAAGTACCAACGACGACGAAGCTAAACATGCTGTATGATCCAATTCTTCAAATGGCTGTAAGCCTTACGGAGTCGATTCTAGTCAAGGCGAAGCGGATCGTTCATTGTGAGGATCCAGAAAAGAAAGCGTTCTTCGAAGCTATGCTTCGCGGCGCGAACGGCTGGGAAGAGACGTTCATGCTTCAGGCGAACATGGCGATCGCACTGGGATCGCTGGGTTTGGTCAAAAAATGGCGCTTCGAAGAACCGCGCGGCGCGAACGGCGCGAAAGTCTGGAAGGGTAAAACTACACCGTACATTATTACGGGCTTCGATCAGTGTTACCCGCTTGACTCCGAACCAAAATTCGACGACACCGGGCGAACCTTCGAAGGTATATCTACCATCGACGGAGACGTCGATCGCTTCTATTCCCTATGGTTAACGATAGGGCTTCAAAAGGCTTTTGGGGATTATATGGGCTTTGGTCGGCTTAACGCGGCTTATAATGACTGGTGGACTAAACAACTGGTACGCGACTCCTATCTAGTAAGTATCCAACGGCACGCGTCGCCACCTGTGAAAGTCACGCACCCAGAAGGGAAAGACGGAAGCGGAACCGATTACCAGACACGCGCGCTTCAGGCGGGCGACGCCGTTCAAGGCGGCGCGACGATTGCGATACCATCCACGCTATACATGAGCGAAGATCCAGACAGTGGGGCGGAAACACTGACGTCGTCTAAAATGTGGGATCTGACGTTTGAGCAAGCGGGCGATCCGATCACGAAGTTTCCTGAACTGGAAGATCATCATAACCGCATGATCGCGCTTGCGTATCTTTTGCCACCGCAAGCGGTCATGGACGTGACGGGCGGCGATCTGGGCGGTCCGACGTCGTCAGACAAACTACTGAACCTTGCCGCGGAACTTATCATGGCCGATGCGTCGGCGATTGACGGGCACCTAAACAAGTACGTGCTTCAGGATGTAAGCGACGCGAACTTCCCACCGGGATCCGCACCCGTCAAAATTGAGACGGTCGGGCTTTCTGAAGCAAGCGTCGCGCATTTGTTCGAATTCCTGAAGATCTTGCTTCCTGAAGATCCGAGCTTAT